CTGTAAGAACAATAAGGCAATATTAACATTTAGAAACGAGGGCAATATGCATAAAATAAAAATCTTAGAAGGAACTTACAAGATCAGAGGCAAGGACGTAGAACTTGCTGGAATGGTATTTCCAATGGTTGAGGAGTTCAAGGTTGGATCCCAGGGTGGTTACGTAACAGTAGACGGAACCGCAGTAGCAGGGTTCCCAGATCGTAACATCAAGATCAGGGTTGACTCAGCAGAGTCATATCAGAAAGTTAACAGTAACACCAAGGTCACCGCACGTGAAGAGAGTGACGAAGAGGTCATCGATAGGCTACGTGAGCGATTCGATATCCTCGAAGACATGACCAAGGCCTGTAAGAAGGGTGACGTGAGAGCAATGATCGTCAGTGGCCCTCCAGGAGTTGGTAAGAGTTTTGGTGTTGAGAAAGTACTTGGCAAGCACGAGTTGATCGCCCAGTTGGGTGACAGACCTGCGAAGTATCAGGTTGTGAAAGGTGCAATGTCCGCCATAGGTCTATACTGTAAACTGTACAACTATGCCGACAAGGACAATGTACTAGTTTTTGATGACTGTGACTCTGTACTGTTAGATGATCTTTCGCTAAACATCTTGAAGGCGGCTTTGGATTCAAAGCAGAAGAGAACGATCCACTGGAATACGGATTCATTTAAATTGAGAAATGAGGGCGTGCCGGACAGTTTCGACTTCCAGGGTTCAGCGATCTTTATTACCAATATCAAGTTTGACAACGTTAAGTCAAAGAAACTACGTGATCATTTGGAAGCACTTGAGTCACGTTGCCACTACATTGATCTAACCATCAACACTGAACGTGAGAAGATGTTACGTATCAAGCAGATCGTTAGAGACGGTATGTTGGCTGAATACAAGTTTACTGAGGAGCAACATCAGGAAGTCGTGGACTTCATTGATGTAAACAAGAGCAAGTTACGTGAGTTGAGTTTACGTACTGTTCTTAAGGTAGCGGACTTGGCAAAAGCATTCCCTGATCGCTGGGAAGCAATGGCCGAGAGCACGGTGCTACAGAGAGCCTAATGCCCTCGGGCTCAGCACTGTGTACAATAGATCCCCGGGTGTGCCCTCGCTCGGGGATCCCCTTATAGAATCCCCCATAAAATAAGCATAATAAATTGGTTGACCTTTGTGTCGTTTGAGTGTAATATCATAGTATGATTAAACAAAACAGAGAGGGCAATATGGAATACGTGGTTAAGAAGTGGCACGAAGGCGAAGTAAAAGACGTAGACGGAGCCAAGGGTTGGATCATGCAGGACGGAGAGTTTCGTCCGCTGATGTCAGATGCTATGGAGATCCTGTACAAGGAGGGACTCATAGACATGGACACTGTGCAGATCACTGCAGAGGCTCGTGGTGTGTACGTGGAGCGAACACTTGCTGAGTACAAGCAGGCTCAGTCACGTAGGACACCTGAGCAGATAGCAGAGGAACGTGCAGAGGCTAGAGCCGCACATGGGCCTGGAGTTAAACTTGTGAACGTGTTTACTGGCGAGTCATACACTACATAATCCTAAATAAATAACAGTAGAGGGCAGGATCCCCGGCAGAGATGTCGGGGATTTTTTTTTGAAAAAAATATCTCGAGGGGTGAGGGGTTAGTATTACAAAAACAAAATCTAGATTTGACAGCGGCTAGGGGTGCCAAATCACCACCTCAAAAGCCTAAGTACTTCTTTTAAAAAAATCGTAGCACAGTTTTTTTGGATCTAGAACCAATTTCACTGTATAAGTAATAGTATGACTACTAGTAAAAAGCACCTGCTCAATAGTGTAAGTACTTCTGCAAAAAATATGCACACAGAAAATTTAGGCGCAAATACCCATTTCGAACTGCGTATCAAGTATAAGCCTAATACAAGCACTGTTGTTAAGGATAGTATTACCCATGCATACAGCATACGTTTATGGGTTGATCACAAGATAGAAACATGGCAACCCAATGACAGTACACTGGTGTTTTATACGGAACGTGATGCTAACATGAGCAGTTTAATAGTAGGATCTGATGACATGATAGTTTCATGTGAATTGATCAAAATCAAGCCTTAATATACCTTATAAGGGGTTCACCATCTAAATACACTTGTATAACGTTGCTTTACCGCCTAGTCAAGTTAGATACAGTGTTAAAGACAAAACATAAAACACAACCAGTAGGAGTCGAAAGCAGTTACACAGTGTTATAAATATCTCTAGCAAGAAAGGGAGTTTATGGCAGTTAAAAAAGCAAAGGGTGTTAAGTCCGCTAATTGGAAACGATTTCGCGGTGACTCAGAAATCAAACCCTGTCGTTATGTTGGACACAATGGCAAACAGTTATTGGCTGGAGTCGTTGATGGTGAGATCATACTAGACAGTGCAGGTGCCCCAATACCATTTCATAATATCGATTGCGAATGGAGAACCTAAAACTAGAATTTGGCGCGGGTGGTGCCAGCGAAAGACCTGGTTATAAGACCGTGGACATACGACCAGAGCCTGGCGTGGACTATGTGTGTCCTGCTTGGCAGATCAACTCCCACATAGAAGACAACACAGTGCATGAAATATATTCAAGGCATTTCTTTGAGCACCTAACGTTCCAGCAAGGGCGTGTGGTCCTAGACCAGTGGTACAACATACTAGTACCTGGCGGGCTCATGGAGATGATGTTGCCCAACATGGATCTGCACATAGCACAGTTCCAAGCGGATCCCACGCATGAACATGGACTCGCAGGCATATATGGTTGGCAACGTGGTGTGTTTGATGATACCTGGGACTGTCACAAATCAGGCTACAACTGGACCAGCCTACACAAACTTCTAAAACAGCATGGTTATGATAACATAGTCAATCACAAGAAGCCACTGCACAAACATCTGCACGTGTCAGCACGTAAGCCTAGATAAACCAAAACAGTATAGCACCAAGGGTGAATCCTTTTAGAAAGGTGATCCACAGTATGGTATAACTGTCAAGTCCAAACTTGTCCTGCCAATACTTGATGTATCGCTTGTGCCATTCAAAAAATGGTCGCATAATTAATCTCCGGTAAAAACGTCGGGTGAACCACCTGCGGTGTTAGGGCCACAGTGTGGCGGTAAAGGACACAGAGCATCAGGGTTGGCTCCGTCAGCGGTATCATTAACAGATAGGATATTGTGTACGAACACGTTATTGCAACCTGCAATAAGGCCACCACCTCCATGACTGTTTGGATCACCGTTTACAGCAACCAATTTGTTGTTGGCATATACAGTTGAGTTACCACTGACTATCGTGGTAGCACCGCATATCCTTCCATCTCCATCTCTGTGTACACTTGGCATACTAGTATTTATTTGGATTTGCGTTTAGGAGGAAGTATAGCACCCGTTGTTATGTAGTGCAGTGTTAAAGGATTGTTTGGCTGGTAGGATAGGTATTCCGAACGCGGAGTGCGTTTTTTACGCATACCTGACCTGCGTTTCTTTTTAGCCATCCGGATATTTATGACAAACAGTTACGATAAATACATTTAAGGAACAGGAGTTCAAGAATGGCTAAAGCAAAGACAGGATTGTCAATACCACACGTTGGTGTACGAAAGAAAACATCTATCGGCAACAACCACTCTATGATCAAGACCAGTTCCATGAACAAGAGCAAGAGACGAAGTTACAAGAAGTATCGAGGCCAGGGCCGATAAGATGCTTAAGGTAATCGCAGTCGTTCTCATGCTCGGTGCCGGCCCTAATGGGGAACGCGACACTTACATATTCACGGATCCGGTCCACGATAGTCTGCAAGAATGTGTTGCATGGGTGCAAGGATCAGTTCCATCTATCTATCAACTAATGGGCAGTATATACGGCAACAGAGGTATTGAAAATGTTTTCTGTATGGACCAAAGAAAACTTGAAGACTATTTTGGTTACACACTGGAAGACTTTAAGAAGAGCCAGGAAGACGATACCATACTACCTCCCAAACTGCCTTTTCCGGAAAAAACAATACAGGGAACTGAGGTATGAATGAATTCCTTAACAGTTGGAGATTCGCGGCCTGCATAGGAGCCATGTTAATGATACTGGCCGTTGTGGGTGGACCAAAGGAAGAGAAAAGGCCTGCGGTTGAAGAAACTGCTATTCAAAAAAACGTAAACTAACGTTTACTAAATTCAAAACAATCTTTGCGTGTGTTATACTTAAAGTCTAGGCTCTGCCAATGATCAATTCTGTTGATGGTGGTTTCCCAATGCTTCTTGTATGACTTATCCCAACGAGTGTTTGAAATGGATACTTCGTATTGTAATCCGTCCTTGAGTGCTGATTCCATTTGTGTAACAAGTTCGACATCGCCTGCTACTGCGAGTTTTTTAGTTTCGTGCTTCGGCATACTAAAAGTATATTTATACTAAATATTATTACGTTCATCCAATTAGGACGGAAGTAGCATATCGCGAAGGAACGCATTGTAAAACGTTCAACCCGCAAGGGTCGGAAGTAGGCACTAGCCGAAGGAACGCACCAAACTTTAACAAGGGAGGTGACAATGAATAGATTCGATCACTTACATAAGATATACCGTGAGCAACGTGTGAAAGCACGTAAGGAACGTATCCTACAGAGTTCAAGAACAGTCGTAGATGCAAACGCACACGGAACTTCTGGCTATGTTATTAAGCATGGTGAGAACAAGGGATCAATCGCTGGACATACGTCAGTGATACATCCAAACAAAACCTTTTAGTGGGTAAACTCCAACCAAGTGGTGATGCAGTATTTGTCACCACTGAGTGGAGGATTGCCTCTGTGCGTATGAGTATATCCCGCAGGACAAAACATTATGGATCCTTCCACCGCAGGCACACGTCGGCTTTGATATAGGAATTCAGTCTCCCCACCTTCCGCGACAGTGTTTAGATAGGCCATTGCTAATATGCAACGTTGACCAGTGTCACGACTTGCGTGTTCACAGTGCCATATGTGATAGCCTTCTGATGGGCGTGTGTGCTGTATCTTAATTGAGTGTGATATCTGCAAGGGGTTTGTGTTTTCAAAGATACCAAATTCACTAGTATAATCCTTTACGCATCTCTGCACTGCTTCATAGTAAGGAGTCAACAGTTTGTTCATGCTCAGTGCAAACGTGCCTGTTTCTCCTTCGTCATACAGCATGGAGCCATCCTTGTTCATTTTAGGAGCACTTTCATTTGCTGTTTGTCTGGACAGTATGCGTGTACCCTCCTGTTGATGATAATAGTCTATCACCGTTTTACAGTAGTCTGGGTCTAGTTGATTTGGAAATATCTTTATAAAATCTTGCATACAGTTATTTAAGTAGCACCCTAAACCTCTGCGTAATATGTGAACAGACGATAGTCTAGTTCACGCATATATGCACTGTAAACACGATTATACTGTACTGATAGGTGTTTGTACTGTCAGTCGTACAAAAGGGGCATTTAAGAGCCATTTAGGCAAAAAACCATATACGACAGACTGTTTAAATGCATGGTATTTTTACTGTATGTGTAACGTAGGCAAACGCAAAGAGAGCCAATTCGGAGGCACCGTTTTTTTGCTACCGCAAACTACTTCGTAGTAATTTTATTTTTACCGCTACCGCTGTTCGCAGAAATTACCGCTTCCGCTTCGCTTATAAAATTGCGTTTACCGGCCTCCGGTTAAATACATATATGACGCCCGAACAATACAAAGCAGAACTAACAAAGATATGCGGACATAGAAAGATGGACGTAGGTGCCAAGTACATTAGACACTGGGACGGCTTTTGGTTAGAAAAGAATTACTGCATAGACTTAATGAAAGAACGCAATATGCTTGAAGGTGTGAACAGCATACTTGAAGTAGGAGCGGGTATAGGAATGTTAGGTTATCTACTTAAACAAGCCATACCAGGATTAGATTACGAACACACAGATACAGATGAGTATATTAATGAACCCATCTACAAAGGGTGTTGTGATTTATTAGATTCAAAAAGATATAGTTTGTATATCAATGATAGCCAACCAATGAACTTGCCACGCAAGTATGATATGTTGGTTGCTACTAGAACAGTGTTTGATAGAGAATGTATGCCACCAGGAGTTGTGTTTAATTATAGATATTGGTTAGATGATTGTTTTAAATATGTAGACAAAGTATTTGTTAAAACAAACTATCAAGCAAGTGGTAAAGGGTTTCAAGATTACATTAGACCGTTTTTATTTTTCCCACATGGCTTAGGCAAACCAAGAAGAGGTTGGTATATAATAGTAACTAAAGAACAGTGGAACAATCGTGTCGAAAGATAGAAAATTTAATTTAAGTGCAAATCATAAAGCAACTGGCAAGATGACTGCTGGTAGTTTACATCCAAAGAGTGGTTGGCATAAACCAGATAGTGGTATGACATACTTCCCACGCAACAAGGAAGACTTTGTACCCATTGATGAACTAGCAAAGAATTATATCTTTGATCATTATTATCCTGATACACCTATGTTTGGTAGTGATGATAAAGTTGTTACCATGGGTAGTTGTTTTGCAGATAGACTGCGTACTTGGTTACGTAAGAATGGCAAGAATGCAGATTATATAACAGTGCCAGAAGGACTTAATAATTCATTTGCAGTAAGACAATGGATAGAATGGATATGTACAGGTGATAGAAGCAGTGATGCTTATTGGTATGACAACGACAAAAGTGCAGGTGCGTTTAAGTGGGAACCTGAACAAGAACAAAAAGAATTATTAGATTATTTTAAAACAACAAAAGGTTTTGTAGTTACTTACGGACTAGCAGAAGTTTGGAGAGATAAAAAGACCAAAGGTGTATTTTGGAGAGGAGTTCCAAACAAAGTTTTTAGTCCTGAACTACATGAGTCAGTTACAAGTACAGTAGAAGAAAATGTTAACAATATGAAACGTATCGCTGATCTTATTCATCAAACGTGTGGAGAAGACAAGCAGATAATTTATACACTGTCTCCTGTACCTTTAGCGGCTACCTTTCAAAACAGACCAACTATGATAAGCGACTGTGTTAGCAAAAGTATATTACGTGTTGCCCTAGACGAGTACTTTAGAAAACACAATCCAAAGAACGTATATTATTGGCCAAGTTTTGAAATGGTACGTTGGGTAGGACCTCACACAGAGTTTCCTACCCTGTACGAAGACAACACAACAAGACACGTAAATAATTCTATTGTATCAATTATTATAGATAATTTTGTAAAGGCTTTCTTTAAAAACTAACGCCACTGATTCAGTGTGTACAACTTTGCATCATAACAATCAATATAGTCTGAGTTATTGCTATGTCTTACTCTACCAGTACCGTGTATTATATCACCATCTCTGTATGCAAAAGGTTTGTGTATAACAACGTCAATGTAATCTCCGAAGTTAGTTCCTAGTGTTACAAACGTAACGTATCTTCCTTTGTTACCTTTGTAAACTCTACCATTAGCGACAAGTCCTGCAAATTCAACTCTGTCTAACCATTGTTGTCTTACTCCAAGTGCAGGAATGAAACCATGTTTCCACCAACCATGTAAAGTAGGAAGTCCGTGCCTATGTGCTTCTGTTTGATACACCCAACGTCTATATGATCCTTCACAGTGTTTTAAACAGGCCGCCCAGAACTCTTTTGGATTGTGTGCTTTTTGATATGCTAATGCCCATATGAGTCTACCTAAGTTTACTGCGTGTGCTCTACATAATCCAAAGCCACCTAATTGTTCAAGAGCCGCCATGGCTTCTTTCTTCTTAGGGTGATTACCAAGACGTTCCACAAACTCCATAATCTTTTCATCATTCTTTTTTGCAAATGCTCTACGATACATATCTGCTTCATACATATCAATATCAATTAGACTTGCAATTATTTCAATAGCATCATCTTCAAACACTACTGAATCTTGTACTGCTTCTTTTGACCAGTCATGAAACATTGCGGCCTTTTGTCTACCACTTAATGCTACCGGACGTATTAGTGCAGTTGCAAAAACACAGTCATGAACACTTTTAGGTTGTATGGCTCTAAACAATCTTCGCATGGCTGGCGACTCACCTTGTGTTACTCCTAACACATCACCACGTGATAATAATGCACTTGTCTTTTCATCTTCTTCTGGATAGTTTTCTAATTTGGTTACTCCGTTAATTTCCATTAACTGAGATAATCCTCTGTTAGCAAGTATATCAACTTTTAGATGTTCTAAGTCTTCAATTTCATATTTGTCCAAAAGTATTTGGTTGTCTTGTGATATTAAACTTTTTGGTAACTGCCTATCAAACATAATAACACCACCACAGTGTTTTGAAATGGCACGTTTCTTTCCGAGTAGTTTCTTTTCTATTCTTTTTGCTTCTTGTACATCTATATCATAATCTTCATACTTGAAGTTACGTGGTAAGTTACCTTTTGCACCCAAACGTTTTGC